GAGCATTCTCCTGCCTAGCTCTACCAGCAGCACCTTGTTCCAGTGCTGTCTGTCTCGCAATCTGTTCTTCCATAGCCTTTTGACGTAGGTCGATCATATCCTGTGCAGCACGAGCCTCTGGAGTAGCTGCCTCAGTTAAGTCCCTAGCCATGTTTGTCATGGGTGTAGGAGCAACTTCAGGTTCTACTTTAGGGGCACCCAAGTCAGATACCATACGCTCCATAGGAGACTGGGCTTCTAGATTAGCTAACTCATCAGGACGATTAAAGGCTGATTGACGTTGTAACTCACGTTCACGTAATGCTTGTTGATAAGCTTCCTTAGAGGTTTGAGGAACTTCTTTCAAAGGTGCTACAACAGGAGCTTCTTTAGTTTTAGCTGCGAGAGCAGCATCCAAACTACCAACTCTAGATACAGGCTCAGGGACAGGGATGTTACGTCCTGCTTTAATCTGAGTACGCATTTCACCAAGAGCAGGGAGCTTTACACCACCTAGATGGGCAATAGCTGGAATACCAATGTCATTAAAAGCTTGGCCTACATTACCAGCATATTCTTTACCAAGCTCTGTACGTGGCTCATAGGTGTAGGCTCCCATATTAGCCGCTGTTTGCGGCTCAAAATTAACAGCGTCTGGATTATTAGCTTTTTGCATAACAGCAGCAGCAAACCCCAAAGGCATGGCAACACCAGAACTAAGCAAACTACCAGCAGCCTCTAACCCACCAAGTAACTTAGACCCAATCCCAGTAGTGGTGTCTTTCAGTTCTTGTTGGACTTGTACATTAGGTTTAGCTAATGTCTTTGTATGGGCATAAGCTTCCTCAATATCATTATCATTTGGCTGAGAGTCAAACTCAACGGTGTGTCCATTATCAAATTGAATCTTATAAGCCATTTAACATCCTAGTTATTGTGGAAGAACTTTAAACTTAATCCCGCTCTTAGTCTGCCCCTCAGTTGGAGAACTTCTACCAACTTGAGCAGGAGCTTTGTTAGTTGGAACAATTTTACCTTCAGGAGTAGTAGACATCACCAATCCTTGACCACCACGGGTACGCAGGTCAGCATTAATTTGCTCTTGGTCTCTAGTGAGAAGCTCATTAAAATAAGATTGCTCAATTTCAGAGAGTGGTTGGTTAGTGTCAGGATTAACTCCAGATTGAAGAACACCCGCTACTAAACCAGCCCTATCTTTATACCCACGCTTGGCTAAGATATTAGCAAAGGAAGGTTTGGTTGCCCCACCTTTACTACCACTACCCGCAGCAGATATACTCCTACCTTGTAGGTCATACGATCCCTTAAGTCTCTCAAGTTCCATCTTACGTGCATGTTCTTGATTGAGCATCCACATCTCTTTAGTGCCATTCAGGATTTGTTCCCCTTGGGCACGAGTGGCGGGGTCTTGTAGGAGTTCCCTACCATGCTGCTCCATTACTTTGAAATCAGACTCTTTCAATTTAGTAATCGCATCAACTTGGTCTTGTTGTAACACTTGTCCTTGAATAGCATACTTACGCTCTAAGTCCATCGCACCAGACTCGTTAGCTTGTTGCTTTCCAGTGTTACCAAGTCTAATCTGATTCACCAACTCAGGATTCATTTGATAGGACTGATTGAGACTTTCCAAGTCCTGCTGGGTTTTTATTCCATGTTGTAGTAAGGCTTGTTGTTGGTACATACCCGCTAAATCTTGATTGGACTTAGCTTGTGTGTATGCGTCAGGATTCCAAGCACCATAGGTGCCTTGCAAATCTTGTAGTGTTGGAAGTTCGTTTGGCATATATTAACTAAATAGTCCCTTTAAATCTCCCCATGCACTAGACAACTGTTGTTGAGTTCCTTTGTCTCCAGCAGCACTAAGGATTTGTGCAAGGGTTTGCATTTGGTTTTGATTGGCAGAGGCTGCCCCAACATTAGCACTAGTACCGGCATTAGCAAGTCCTGACATACCTTGTGCAGCCTGTAGCTGCATTTTAGCCAGAGCAGCTTGAAGCTCAACTTCACGCGGACCATACTGACTATTCCGACCAGACTTAGCATCACGACGAGCAAGCTCCTGTCTTAGTTGCTGTGCATAAGCCCCTTGAGGGCTATACATACTAGACAATCCCTGCATAGACTGTTGCAATTGAGCATTCGTGTTAGCAGCATTAGACGCTACTTGGTTAGCCCCACTCATAGCTTGGTAGGCCCCTAGTCCTTTCCCAGCTAAAGCAGCTAAGTTGCCCCAGTTTGTGCCACCATCTCCACGAATCGAGGTGGGTGTGTTTTGTGAGGACTGTACACCAGCTTGCATAGGGCTAACATTCCCAAATGCTCCAACATCCCGTGCATCCGCACGAGCTTGACCAAAGGCGGTGTTCATCAAACCACCAACTAAAGACCCACCAATAGCGGCACCAGCAGGACCAGCGAAGTCCCCGCCAATTTGACTACCTATGGTGTTAGCCCCAATATTTGCAGCAGCTCGTGTCGGATCATTACTGGTGGCTACGTTGTACCCCATTCCAGCTAGGGGGTTCACACGACCTAGCACATCCCCAACATTTCCTGTAGCCAGTCCTTTAGCCATACCAATCGCAGCCCCTAAAGGACGCGTCTGTGGGATGATATTTAACACTTTAGACAGAAGGGCTACCCCCGGATGATTCCACCCAGTGTTTTCTGTGCCATTTTCTTTACCTGTAATGCCAAGCCCACCAACTCCCTGAGAGAGTGCATAATCCGGCCCATTTGCAAGAGCACGAAGTCCCTCTTGACCCATGCCAGTAAACCCGAGGTTAGGATTACCAGCAGGAGAATAGTCGGTAGCCCCTGGAGCAGAGAACCCATAATTAGGCGAAAAGTTATAGATGTCAGCTAAAGTCCCAGTACCAAGATTGGGGGCAATATTATATCCGTTAGCCTTAAGTCCTTGGTCAGTACCCAACCCACCAAATCCATAATTCGTGGAGCCAAGTTGACCTAAGTCGTTCACTGTAGAATTACCAACCGAGAGTCCCTGATTACCGTGACCTGTGCTAAACCCGTAATTGGCACCAACTCCATAGTTGTTACTCATTCCGTAATTGGTGTCAGCCCCATATGAATTCATGGAACCTAGCCCAGTATTACCACCACCAAGGGTCATTCCTGACCCACCAGAAGGCGTTCCACCAAAGCTATAATTACCTCCGCTGAACCCACCGCCGTAGCCGTCGCTATCATCTGCCATTTTATTTTCCTTTAAGCAAAGCTTACAATTAAACCATCTTTAATCGTGATTGTTTTGCCAACTAAACTGGCAGTTGTCACTGTTCCTGTATATCCTGTGCTACCATCACTAGACTTATACCCACCAGCCGTAGTAGGCTGGATAGTCCCTGTAAAGGTGACCGCACCTGTAAGTTGAGCTGCGTCTTTACGAACAAATACGCCAGTCCCTGTTCCAGTATACTCAGCACTAGTTAGGTGGTAGTATTCATTTGTTGTACCACCCTGTATACTACCTAGGCTGTTATGAGCAGGAATAGAACCTAGGGCTAAGTATTGAGCATTAGTTAAGTGGTAGTGCTCTCCTGTAGTACCTCCTTGGAGGCCAGTGAGTAAGTCATGCCCTTTACTCTGCAAGTCAGCAATAGAGCTACCTGCCTTATTAATCACAGACCAATCAATCGACCCACCAGCAGAGAGATAGTTGTTAAGTTGATTGTACCAAGCAACCCAAACAAAATCCCCTGCCTCGGCTCTAGTCGGAGGGGGAGGAAGTCCACCAGCCATTATTGTTGTCCTTTATTATAATCTAGTTCAATGCCCTCAAGACGCACAAGATGCGGAAGAGAATAACGAATACGGAATGCCCTTCGTCTGAATGCACCTAACTGTTTGATGACAGGAAAGTCATTCATATAACTTAATGTTCGTTCAGCAGACCAAGTGGTATAATCGTCATCTGACCAACTAACATAGAACGTATTCTCAGTTCCACCCCCATCAGGCACATCCCCAATGATGGAAAGACGAGAAGCAAACTTACGGTTGATGGTGTCTAAGTCAATCTTTGTCGTCACAACCTCACACATAAAGGCAGTTCCTGCATCAGTGTAATTACTCTCACTAATACTATATACCGATGCTCCATTCTTGTTCAGCATAAACGCAGTACCTCCGGGGCCATCTGCTGCAAACTCCCCAACAAATGGAAGTGTTCCTGTTGCGCCACTTGACCACTCATGCCAAAGCTTTGTGTCAAAGCTATACACTAATGTACGAGTAGTAAGACGAATAAAGTAAAACTTCTGTCCAGAGATACGAATGCAGTATGCAGTACAGTTTGGAAGTGCTGCCCCCTCAATGAGGAAAGCATTCTTTACCATAGGTATGCCGATTTCCTTTTCCTTGAAGCCATCAATAGTCCAAACAGTGTTACCACCATTACCAGTTGCTCCAATGAAAATCACTTCCTTTTCTGTTTGAACCACAGAGTAGGGTGCCACAGTACCAAACTGCTGCACAGCAGAGTCATGCTTTTGTAAAGGACTCCCAGTGGCAATAGCAGCATCATAGAAGTATTCAACAGAATCTGAGCCGATAGCGTAGATGTAATTGTTATTCTTGGTTAATGCTTTAATAGTGTCAGGGTACATCTCTGCGGAAATGTAGTCTCCAGCAGTCCATAAGGCAGGATCATCCACATTACTATTATAAATGTCCTGTGTTCCAGCTTTAGCCACAAACAAATAGGCATCCATGAAGATTGGGAAGGGGACATGTGGCGTAGGAAAATCAGCAGAGACAATCTCTGTACCAGCGGAAAGAGGGCTACTAAAAATGTACCCTTTAACCCCATCTAGCAGAATCAGAGAAACTGTGCCACTTCCCTGCACAAACAATGTAAATCCCACCTGCCCTGTAGTTGTAGTGAGGGTCTGTAACAGAACACCATTCACATAAACCTTATCAGCAACTACCGTGAATGTATACCCAACACCTGCTACAATCCAATAAAAAATCCCACGAGCTGTTCCAGAATTAACTGTGTACGTAGTGGACAATCCCGGACGAGACTTGATGAAAGCTTTCTTAGTTTCTTGTGTAGGGCTGTCATACAACTCTACAAACATATTAACTAAGCGGTAGTCCTTATTAGGATTGCCAGTACGTTGTAATGGGCTACCAACCAAAGACACCCGACTTGTGTCATACGTAGCCACCATTGGGTTCTTTGTGTACGCCATCCTTACGCCCTCCGACCTGACCAATCAGGCATCATGTACATACTCCCCTCTTCGGCTCCGTACATCAAGGCAGACTGATGAAAAAACTCTGCCTCTTTAGAGAGGGTTTGTCGATCAGTTACCGGAATACCATACTCAGGAGAAAGCCTCCAAGCCAACCCATAAATCATAGCCTCTGTCCAATAGGAAGGGAAGTCTACATCATCAGTAGATGCCACCATATCTTCAAAAGGACGTTGGTAGACAAGGGTAATTGTCGTAGAAGTGTCGCTAGGAATAGGCCACAGATTAATAGTTCCCGTGGCTGCAAAAGGCTGGTAATATAGATTTATGGGAACACCAGAACTCACTTGCAAAGGAAGCATGTTGTAATTATAACTAGTGTAAATATTCATTGGAACATTCACACTTACTCCTTGGTTTCTGTAAGCCTGAAGAACTTTTAATGGGGCAGGAGTGTCTAGTGCCTGTCCATTACCAATCTGGTAAGCTGCTTGCGTAGCAATCGTAGTAAAGGTATATTTCTTGATCGCCCACACTGGCATACCATCTGCCTGAAACCCCTTAATCATAGCATTTAAAGCTTCAGCAGCATTAGTAATTTCGTATGCTTCCGGAGTGCTTCCACCAGAAAGAACAGAGAGTTTACGTAACGCTCCGTTGATGATTGCATCTCTTTTTAGCGTCCAAGACGCAACACCTGAAGTGGTCATTTTATTCCTTTTGATTTAATAGTTCTGTTTTTCGATTAGAGCTATCACTTGTACCATACCAATATGTTAGCACCATAAGTGCTACAGCATCCATTAATCCAAGAACACGACCAACCACCATATCAGAAACAGTAGGTGGATAACCATGAAATAGCACGACACCTTCTGTCCCTAATGTTCCGGTTAACAAGATTAAACTAAGCCAGAATAAATACTTTTGAGTCCCACCAGAGACATTAGCTTGTCTGGCTGAATCTCTATCCTTAAAGGCTAGTTCGGCGTATTTAAATCCACGTTCTTTTTCATTTTCTTGGTACTGTAGTTCAAGTTTTTTCAGATCACTAATTTGCTCTGGTGTGAGCTGTCCTGTCTTAATTACATCTGCAATTTTATCCTGAGTAACCTCTGAAATTCCCAATAAATTACCTACTGCCGCTATAGCTACTCCACCTAAAGGGCCAAGAAAAGCTGAGGCTACCGTAGGGGCGAGAGATTTAAAAGTAGAAAACCAATCCATAATTCTCCATATGTTTTACAATTGTTCTTGTAGTTACTAACTGGTTTTCAACTAGCATCCTTTTAATTGGATTGATAGGAAAAATCTAAATAGACTGAAGCAGCTGTGTTTATAGCTACAGCGCTAGTGGCAGCACCGCTAGCTTGTAAAACTAAATCTACATAATCTACATTATTTTCAAGATATCCTTTAAGCTCCCCTGTTCCATACGTGAGATTAGAGGCTCCCACAGATACAAGTGATCTTCCCCTAGTCGCATGAGCAGTATAAGGAAGCCCTGTTATCCTGATACCCCCAGTACCTGTATGAGCAGTCCAAGTAAGTGTTATGGTTACAAAAATTCTATTACCAACTTTAGTTGCTACTGCACTTCTAGTTGTAAAAGTGGCTGCTCCAGAAGATGTAATTCCCACTACATTTACAATAGAAGAGAAATCAGGCTCTTTATAATCATCCAGAGTATTAACGTTTGCTGAGGCGACCGGTGTCGCAGGAAACTCCAAGCCATGGTGCAACTGGGTTAAATCGACGATATCAATGTGATTGGCTCCACGGGCTGCTGCTGAGCTAATCCTGCTCGCAAGTAACGTTGACCCATAGATAAAATTGTTTGCGGTGGAAGTTTCAAGTCTTAAATCTGCAACGCCGCTACCCTCCCAGTCTCCGCCAAAAAAAGTGTTGTAAGCGGCAGCGTTGCTTAGCCTAATGGCATAATTGCCATTTGTCTGCGAAGTAACACCGACAAAAGTGTTTGTTTGGGCGTTACCTATATTTAGACCTGTGCTTGCGTTACTTTGCAAATCAGCATGAACCAGTGTCCCGCCATTTGCGTCCGCCATGCCACCAGTGCCCTCCGAAATAACAATCCCATCGTGCCCGTTATTTTTGCTCCTGATATTTTTCATGAACCATAGGTTGCAGTTTTCGTTGCCGGTATCTGTACCAACTCTTATTCCGTCATTACCCATTGCGTAAACCGCGACATCCTCAAGCGATACCCTGCCCGCTTTGATCACAATGCCATCACCAGTGTTTCCAGCTTGCCCTCGGTAAGCTATGCCTTTTATAGAAGTGCCCCCACCAGTTAGAGAAATCCCAGCACCTGTTATAGAAGCCCCCTTTACAAACTCTGAAGTACTAGCCCCATTAACATAATTTACACCCTCACCAGATAACCAAATTCTCTTAGTAAATACTAGGGGTGTATTGTGTAGGTAGCTACCACGTGTGACACGAATCTCCCCTCCGGTCGCTGGAAGTGAATCATGTGCTCTCATGATAGCGGTGTAGTCATCCGTTGTCCCATCACCGACCGCTCCAAAGTCTTTAAGGGATACCCACTCCCCCAACTTTGTTTGTACCGTCGTAGGAACAGCCCCTGTTCCTGCTGGTGTATATACAGCACCACCATTATATGTAGCAGAGTTTACATCATTCAACCACTCTTTAGTAACCTTAGTACCAGAAACAAAGTTCGTCGAATTAGTCATTATTTATCCTGTTTATTATCTAATTTGTTTTCAATCCGCTGTAAGAATCCAAGAATCTCATTCTTAAAGTCTTTAAAGTCATCCTTACGGGTATAGTTTTCCGTTACATGGTTTTTAAGACTAATCATGTCTTTACGTAGTTCTTTTACAGCACTCCACAATTCCCTAGCAAACCAACCTAGAATACCCATACCAGCTAACAGGATATAATTAATAAATTCAACTGACATACTATTCCTTTAATATACTTTGGTAGGGTCGTCTTCATTCCCCGTTACATTTGGATCATACAAATCTACAGTCATACAGTCGGCTGTTCCAACATCAGCCATTGCATATCTTCCACTAACTGAGCAAATATATCCTGTAAACGTATCTGCAACAGGATAGGGACGAGAAAACTCAACAGCAATTTTCTCTTTCTGTACACGTAAGAAATCAGACTCATGGCGCAATTCATAGTCATCTTTACAAACCATAAGTCCACGCCAATCACGCTTTAAATCTAAAGCTTTAAACTTAAATCCACATACATCACAAAGGACATTCCAATTACCAAGTCTAAGATGATTTTTCATAAGTATATTAAATTAAAATTGGTAAATGTAATGCTCGTGCTGAGATGGTTCGATTTAGGCCAGGTCCAACTTCCAGCCAGCAGCAATGCCCGCAGCTGCCACGCCGTTATCACCTGCCGCGCTCAAGTGGGTTCCATCTGTGCCGTTGTCGTAGCCCGGATTCCAAAGCCCTGTAGCTGGATTTTGTGCAAACGCTTGCATGTCCCACACAACATCCGGCCCATCACCGACACCTTTGTTTGCATTGATGAAGGCACGCATTAAAGCATTGTTTTCTGTCACTGTGGCGTTTGCGGCGTCGGTTCCGTTGGTGGTGGTTGTCTGGATGATCTTTCTGTAGCCAAGGCCGCGAAGGTATTTCCACAACGCCAGCAAATTTGCTGTTGCTGTCGGTGCGTTTTTCCCGTGTTCGCAAATTGCGATGTCACCCCTGGCGATGCCCATCCGGGTCAATGCGCGGCTTGGGACGTGATTCTGAGAGCTGCCAGCAACACAGTAGTTCGCAAACGGCACGCCCGCAGACATCACAACCTGATTGAGCCAAGACGGAACAGTCCCGTTCATGCCGTATCCAATACTGTCACCCCAAAGGTCTACAGTCGGGCTTCGGCCTTCTTCCTGACAGTCGGTTTCGATCATCAAGCACCGAAATCCAGCACTGACATACGCGGAGGCGTTCCACACCCCGGTACCTTTTTGTACGCCGGATGAGTCCGCGCCCACATTTTCCTTCACCGAGTCCCAATCGCCTGACGGACTGACCGCCGCCGATGTTTCCGGCATCGTTAGCGCAGGCAGTGTGAACGCTGAACCACCGTTGTAGCAGTAGCTTTTCGGGTAGATCATGTCGCCTGCCTCAACCGGCCAAGACTGCCAATCAGTGCACCACAGAGCACCGCCGTTTGCGGGGACAGAATAGGAGGGTTGCCCGTTGAATTTCCAGGGCAAAAATGCAATGCCTGAACTGTTTTTGGTCGGAACTTCTGTTTTACCGCTGAGTGTAAAAGCCGTCCCAGCGCACCCTGGCGTGCCGTTTGAGAACCACAGGCGAAACCGCGTTGTACGGCGAAGTACCTTGAAACTCTGCAACATTTGATGGTCGGTCGTTATGGCCCGAGTTGGAGTTGTCGCGCCATTCAAATCTCCGCCCAGCCCATTTGACCCGATTGCAAAGTATGTAGCTGGCCGCCATGCGTTCCCTCCACCCAAATCCATCGGCAACCCATCCGGCCCAATTAAATCAACCTTCCCGGTGAGGGGATTGGTAGTGGCAACAACCTCACTAGCCCAGGTTTCTCCTGTACTAAAATAAGCAGAAACAACCCCGTTTGTCTCAACTGTAGCCCTACGGCCAGCATGTCCCTGGGCTGGATACTTTGCTTCCAGCTCTTCAAGTGTTAGGAAATTCCCAACATACCCATTACCTACAAATCCTGTATAAGCCATTTGATTTCCTCTATTTTTCGGTCAACTGTTAATTTTTTAATTACGTTTTTGTGTATGGATTAAACCCTTAAAGAGCACGCTCTTCCCAACGCAAAGTGTAAAGCATCTGTGCGGCATCATTCACTGTAATGCCACCAGTAAGTGTACTAAATCGACCATAGTATGTTCCGGCAGGCAATCCACGTTCTGTCATAGTTGCTACTACATTCAGTGCTTGTCCATTTGTTGAGGCAGTACGTAAAAGAATTAAATCTACCGCTGTGCCTCCAGTGAAAGTCCCACCTGTTTCTACAACTACTTGTGGAGTGTAGTTTGGTGTAGGTCTTTCCTGCATACGGTTAACGCCGATACTAGGGAGAGCTGTCCAACTACCAGCAGGTGTTGCCCCAATGAATACTTCAAAACGTACGGCCCCTTGAGTTAAAGACAAGCTTTGTTCCCATAAAATAAAGTCTACAGGGCTTGTAAATCGAAATGAAACTGGTGGGCCTGCCGTAGGGATTACAGCTTCTAGGTAGGTACGAAAAAGTCTTCCAGCAAAAAAACCTGCTTTTTCATCTATTTCAGTATACGTTCCAGAGACAACTGGATTTAATAAGGCAGTCATGCATTAAGAGCAGCTAGTGACGTTTACAGAACCAGAGTTTGCTGTAATACGTGCTCGGACATATTTCCAGGGAGCGTCAGTAACAAAACCATCGCTCCCAGCAGCAGCCAGAGTTACCGTACCTAACGCAGTGGCGCAAGCATTTACACCATCATTAGAAACATCAAAAACAACAGTTGCAGCAGCAGTGGCGACAACTTGAATAGCAGTTTTGGGAGCATCTTTAAACATCCAGTCTCCTGTGAGAGTGGCTGCTGTAGTAGCAGGCAAGATGTCAATTACTCGACCAGACTTAACAAAAACATTTGTACTCATAAATTTCCCCTAACCAAACCAAGAAAAGGGGGCAAAAGCCCCCAAGTATTAAAGCTGGATGTTTTCACCAGAACCAACAACAGAATACTCAATCTTGACATACCAAGGACCACCAGCAGTGGAAGCTGTACCAGCTTCTTCATACTTAGCATACACAGGTTTGTCAGAAGTGAGTTTTTCCATGAAGGCTGTGCCAACAGCAGCAGCACCAGCAGGGTGGTAGCCCTCACCGGTTGCAGCGGTTTTCACATCAAACGTAGCAAGAAGTTCATTGGCCGTTGCCGTAGTACCTACGCTAATTGAGGCAGATGTGGCAGCATCACTAGCTGCCTGCCCAATAACGTACATACCCGTAATAACCGCGTCTTTGGGGAGCCAAGCTCCCACAAAAGCCGTAGTGTCAGTACGAACAACTTTGACCACCTTCTCCATTGACTCCCGAGTTTTCGGGTAGCTCAATGAGA